TGGGTTCATAATAACCACATGCAAATATAATGCTTTTATCCTTAACCCCCAATTTGTTTTGTGCAAAATGTTGCCATTAGGTGGTGCAAAGTTACGTATTATACCATTATGTAAAATATATCGTTCTGCCACACTTTATTATGTGTTTTCCCTGTTTTTTTATTATAAAAATATATTTGATAGCAAGCAAAGCAGTATTTGACAGTAAGCAAAAATAGATTTGATAGTAAGCAAACGAACATTTGATAGCAATCATAATGCAACCGAGGCTAATATCGTAAACGACTAAAATGGCTTGCGATAGCGAGTTAAACCGCTTGAAAAAACTGCCTAAATGGCTTGTTAGACCGACATAAATACTCGTCAAAAGCCTCCAATAGAATATTCTTCTTCGTTCAACAGCTGTTGAACGGTAAAGTATATTAATATAAATCGCAAAGTATATTAACTTCTCCGACCGTTCAACAGTTGTTGAACGCAAAAGCCATTAAATATCATCAACGTGTATCTTTAGTTGTTCTTATTATATAAGCTGTATTCGTTGAATCTGGTATACAAATAGAAAACGGCTCATCCGATAAAGTCCGTGGCATCCCTACCCAAATATCAACGATACACGATAGAAAAAGAACGGTATGTCCCTAACTCCACGCAGTTGGCCTCTAAATGCCTTAAGCTTGGAGTTGAGTGATTCAGCCGAAGCATTTGTCGCCCGTGATGTGAAGTAATTGAGGATTTCGTCCTCGTATGCCTTTACCGTGTCTCTTACGGACTTTATCTCACGCAGTGTGCTTTCCGTGACTTTTCCGTACCATTCATGGAGTTTGTCCTTCGCTTTCTCCTTGTCGAGTTTTTTGTTCTTGAATATGTTTCTTAGTGAATTGATGAGACTGTGTGCCTCCTTTAGTTTCGGGTACAGTTCGAACAACAGTTTCGCACGTTCCTCCTGACAGTCGGTCCATTTGTCGCGGCTCTTGAGCATCTGCTTCCTGCAGCGTGTCAGACATTCGACCTTAGTTTCCTCATTGGCCAGTATCTGAGGCGTGAAACTTGTACGCCGCATGGGCTTGCGGCCACGTTTTCTGCCTTTGGGACGCTTGTGCTTCGCACGATATGCCTTTCGCTGCTTTGCCAGCCTGTCCAGTTTCTTTTTGAACTCCGCCTTCTGCCTCTTCTGTTCCTTTACCGCCTCGCGTTTCAACCGCAGGCGTATTTCCTCTATTCCGTCACTGCCACGCTGTATGACGTGGAAGCAGTCGCGGATAATGACAGCTTTGGGGAATACCGCTTTCGCTATAGCACCCATGCTGTTTGACAGATCCATCGTTATGTCGGCGACTTTCAGACGGACATCTTCAGGCAGAAGCATCAGCCTCTTTATCACTTCAGACGGCTTCGTTCCCTTTATTATGGCAATTACCGTATGTTTCTTGCCGTGGCCGTCCTTGTTGTGGAGTATTGTGTATACCTCATGGCAGAATGAGGTCTCGTCTATGCCCAGATGCTCGCCCATGTTCTCTGGCAGCAGCACCCATTCTGACGCATGCGGACCTTGTGCCCATGAGCGGAAATCGCTTAGCACATCCTTGTAGTTCTTCTCAAACGTGCCACCGTCTATCATGTATGTGTGAGACAATGATTTTGCGGTCACCGGCTCATTGTCCATCCGCTGCCTTTAAAAAAAGCGCAAACTCTTTTGAGTATTGCGTCTGCGCATGGACTATGCTTTCCAATGGGACAATGTAGTTGTGGCCGTCCGCTGTTGTCCATCTGCGCCGGCGGACATGAAGAATCGTCTTGCGGTCTCGGACAGGAAAGTCAAGAATATGGCTCTCTTCCGTAAAGCCATTTGGCTTGGCTGAAGACATTTCCTCGGGACGGTTGTCTCGCTCATCGAGATACAAATGAAGAATATTGTGGTATAGGTTGTCTTCTGGGTTCGGCACCTCGGCAAAGTCTACCACATCGAAATATTCAAGGACACCATCTGGAAGAAAGTAAGATGCAAGTCCCTTGTACATATTAATGCTGACATCATTTTTCATACAGCAAAGGTAAACATCTTTACGGAAAATCTATCATGTATCGTTGATATATTTGGGTAGGGATGCCACGGACTTTATCGGATGAGCCGAAAAGGTGTCTGACTATAACTCATTTGTGGAGAAGTATGTCCGTGATTTTTATACAATAGGCGGAATGAGTATCTTTCCACAGCGGCGGTTCAGTCTTAACTGTGCCCGTGGATGTCATCAGCGAATACGTGACAGATGGGACTTAACACTTGAATGTATAAGGAGGTACTATCAAGGGGAGGAAAGTCCGCTGTATAAATCACTATTGAAAGACAAGGCCTTTTTTGATTTGTTTGTTGATTTCAAAGGATATGTTAATTTCTTCTTTTTGCAAGACTGCGTGTCAGAAGACTACAAAAAGGTGAACTTGTGGCTAGGTAATGATTTCTTTGAGGAACACTGCCGCTTGTGGCTTTAGAAAGCTGTTTCTTTGCTTATAAATAACTGATAATCAATGATTAAAAAGAAGATTTCAGCAAATTGGTAGTATCGCCAATTTCCTAAATAATCGTAAAAATATGCCGTTGGCGGCTGTTTTTATGGTATATTTTGGTATATTTGGGCGCATTTTTCAGCAAATAATAAGCAAAACCAAAGCAAAACAATATGGCAAAATCAAATATTAGACTTGACACACGTAGGGCATTAAAAGATGGTACGTACCCGGTGCAAATCTGTGTCGGCTATGGTACAAACATCTATATAGCAACAGGCATATTTTTGAAGTCAGACGAATGGGATGCCACTACAAAACAATGTATAGGCAAAGGCGCACGTAAAATTAATAGCGTGCTGCAAATGCTATTAACGCAAGTAAGTAACCGTATATTGGAGTTACGAGAAAAGGGGCTTTGGCAAAAACTTACGCCTCCCCAACTTCGCCAAATGCTTGCTAATATGGATTTGGATGCCCCAACGGTAGGCGTTCCAACTTTAGGCGCAATGTTTAGAAAGGTGATCGACACAAAAACAGGTGGTACAAAAATGTTATTTGAACAAACTTTGAAAAAAGTAAATTTGTATTGTGGGGATGCCGATTTAGTCCATTTCAACGAGATTAACAAAACATGGATAATCGGCTTTCAAAATTCGATGCCACGGCTTTGCGTCAATAGTCGTGCTATGCACTTACGTAACTTACGCAATGTGATAAACTTTGCAATAGATGATGGCATTACCCAAAACTATGCTTTTCGTAACTTCCACATACCAACAGAAGAAACAGCAATGAGGGTTGTGCCAATTGACAAACTGCGCCTAATGATGGGTTTGCAGCTTAACAAAACAGATAGCGAGTATCGAGATATGTTTTTACTTATTATTTATTTGGTGGGAATTAACATGAAAGATTTAGCTAACTTAACACCTGCAAACTACATTGATGGTCGTATAGAATACCGTAGGGCAAAAACAGGTAAACTTTATAGTATTAAGGTTGAGCCAGAAGCGGCGGAAATAATTGGGCGATATAAGGGCAAAAAGCATCTTCTTTCACCGTTTGACCGCTACAAATCACATACCAATTATCTGATACATCTAAATGAGGGTTTAAGACGTATAGGCCCCATTGAGGTAGATGCCAACGGCAAACCAAAGTACACAAAAAACCATTTGCCAATAATGAAACCAATAGAAAAAGAAATTACATCATATTGGGGTCGCTATTCCTGGGCAACGTATGCCGCTGATTTAGATATACCAAAGGACACTATAAGTGAAGCCCTCGGACACGTTCACGGCTCTAAGATTACAGGTGTTTATATAAAGTTTAGCCGTGATAAAATAGACGAAGCAAACCGCAAAGGGATTGACTACGTATTTGGTAAATAGTAAATCGCCCGGGCTAACCTCCCGGTTGGCTCCGGGCTTGCACTATTCAGCAAACAGATTTTATTTTTTTCTTCGCAGATATAAGAATATAGTGTAAATAATCGCTGCTACGCAACATAAAAAGCCAATATGGTAAATTGTACGCTGATACCATTTTAAGGCTTTTACGCCTTGTTTCTGCGGCTCTCTGTTGGCTTGTTTGTTGTCTCGGCTCTGCACCCCATTTGCTTGCAGCTTATGGGTGTCGGTGCTGTCCTTGCTCTGGGTGATACTCTCGGCTTTCTTCTGGGCGGCTTTCTTGCCGTGTTGGTATGACTTCACGCCATCGGCTTTCAGGTTGCCCAAAGTGTCGATCGTGAGTGTACCGCCGCTATCGGTAAACTCGATATATCCCCAATCGCTAAAATACGTTAGCGTGGTCCGGTTGTCGGTTCTGATAGTACCTACGTGGATGCTATCGGTTGCTAATTTGGTGGTGTCGGTTTCCTCTCTTGTGGTTGTGGATGATTCCGATACCGCCTTTTTGGTAGTCTTGCAGCCTATCAGCCCAAACAGGGCTAACAGGCACATACAGATAGTTATAAACTTCTTCATCGGCTTATTACTTAATGTCTTTGTACTCTTTAGTAGCGTCGAATGATGGGCACGCCTTGGCTGCAAAGTCTCGGTGTCCGTGGATCGTGGCGTTAGGGTAACGGTGCTTTATCTCTGTAAGCAACTTTACCAAAGCCACCTTTTGCTGTGGTGTTCGGGTGTCCTTTGGTGTCTTGCCATCGGATGCCAAACCGCCCACATACACCACACCAATACTATTAGCGTTGTGTTTTAGGCAATGTGCCCCCACCTCGTTTTCTGGTCGGCCTGGTTCTACCGTTCCGTCCAAATCTACTACATGATGGTAGCCGATTCCGTTCCAACCTTTAGCCTTGTGCCAACGGTCGATGTCTGCCGCCTTAAAGTTCTTGCCCTCGGCGGTTGCCGTACAATGTACGATGATCTCATTAATCTTTCTCATATTAATAACCATTTTGTGGGTCACGCTTAACACAACCCTTAATTACACACTTATAGCGTTGTAGGTCTAATTCTAACTGCGCCTTTTCCTTGTTGAGCTGCAAAATATCCAAATTCTGCTTTCTCACCAAATCGGTCTGCTCTGCAAATCTTTGCTCTTTGTCTTTGAGTTGAGTTTGCAAAAAGTCCATAGCTTCACGCAAAACGTTAAATTCCACGTTGTCGGCCTCGGCTTCCTCCTTTCGGCGGTTGGTCTTTCGATTCATTACCTATTTAATCATTTCCCCACCGCCCAAAGCGGTGATAACCGATACTACTATTTCAATTATCTGCATAATGCTCGATGCTGTTAAGTTCATAAATCACTTTTCCGTCTCGCTGCTCGGTCACTACTACATACCTTGTAAGTAGCAATCTAAATAAGTCCATATCTAACCTATCGGATGATAGGGTAATGGGGCCTTTATAAGTAGTCGCCATTTCTAATTCTCTGCATTGTTTGATACCTCAATTTATGTTTGTTCTTAATTGCCAATACCTCGTAGTGCCCTTTGATGTACACATATTCTTTAAATACGTGTGGCTCGATCATGTTAAGCACTTTGCGACGTGTGGCGTACTCGTTGGTATGTCGTAGCAAACCTAAATATGAGTTGATGCTACATACTGCGTGTAATACCTGACGCTCGTTGTTTGCCTTGTTTAGTCTTCTGACTGCTGCAATAAAGTTTGTTATCGTGCGATTACATGTATAGACTCGTCCGGGCTTAACTATTGACCCGGTAAACTCCACGCCTTTGCTGTAATGTTGCAAATAAAACTTCTTCTCATTCAGTCTTAAACCCAACTTGGCTAATAGCTCACGTATCTTAGGCATTAACGCCAATAGCTTTTCTTTGTCCTTATGGATGCAATAGAAATCGTCCACATACCTGCCATGATGTTCTATACCCTCATTTTCGATAAACCAATCAAGCGTATTAAGTAAGAAGTTTGCGAATATCTGGGCAAACAGGTTGCCGATGGCTACGCCCTTACCCTCACCATTTGTAAATAGTGATTTGTTCTTATCCAACTTCTCCCAATAGCTCAAAGGGCTGTGCCGTTCACAATTCTTTACGGGGCTGTGTAAAATAACGACACGGCAAAGGTAGCGCAAATCGTCTATGTCTTCGCCCTTGTAGTACTCGACTATAAAGCGATCTACCATTTCGGCCAATAACTTTTTGTCGATGCTCATAAAGAAACCTTTTAAATCAAGTTTCATAATGTGGCAATCTTCCGTATAATTATTGCTGCACTGCCTTATATCTTCTTTCAGCGTATTAATACCATAAAGCTGCCCTTTGCCTTTCCTACAATTAAATGTACGCTCGCTAAATATTTCCTCAAATAGTGGCGTTAGGCGCAAAGCTATGTAGTGGTGTACGATTCTATCCTCAAAGGATGCTGCAAATACCTCTCTGTATCTTGGGCGTGTTACGACAAAGCAAATAGACTTACCCGGTTGATACGTTCGGTTATTGATTCTATCACGCAAAGCAATCAAACGGCTTTCGTAGTCCATTTCGTAAACTATTGCACTTGCTGTTCGTCTTTTGCTATGACGGCAATCAAAGTAAGCATCTAAAAGCCACTCTGTCGTTACCATTGTATATTAT